ACCGGTTGCTGGTAGATCTTTAGTGTTAACTGTTAGTGATTTTGAAGTGTATAAATTAGGAACAGTTATACATAAAGACGAAAAAGAAGTACAATATGTACAACCTAACGAATTACTAGAACTAAACTTATCACCTTTAACAAAACCTACAGAATATTATCCTGTATACAAGTACAAAGATTATCAAATATTTGTTTATCCTACTAGTATAACTAGTGAAATATCTTGTACTTATTTAAGAAAACCATTAAATCCTGTTTGGAATTTTACAGG